TGAGAAGGTATGTTAGACTGTTTATGTAAGTTATACAACATAGTAGATAAGCTGTTGCGGTCTAAAATACTAGCGGCGTCGAGAATGCTCTGGGATTCACGTTCCGCTAAAGTGGCTAAGTATACTTTACGCATCTTATCTAACACTAGCGCGTCCTCGTGAGACATCTTAGCCGTACGCTTGCCCTCACTGTTGAGTAACATTGACTTACCGATCTCTACCATAGACGTTACGAATTTAATTGCATGGGATTGAGGAGAAGAAGCTGTCGTCATGAATGAACGAATCGACTCTAACATCCAGACAGTGAAACCTAATTCAACTCGAGTCACCTCTTGGAGCGTACCTGTCCCAAAAGGATCAACCGTCTTTTGCCCCAGCAAGCCATCACTACGCATCCCCAGTCCAACTAGAAATTTGAGGGGATCTGTGTAAGGCTCCTCGTTCGATATGGTATTCTGCCAGACGCGCGCGGGTACCGGGGTATCTCTTCCATTCAGACAGTGGCGCATTAGAAAACGATCTCCAAATTCAAGAGATCCTTTCAATCCGGCTCTTTTGGTAGCTTCCCTGAATTCAGAACCTACCTTAAACAAAGTAGCAGGTGAATCATGAATCAGTAAATCATCGTCAGACATAACGTGAAAATATTCTCGCCCCGATCCAACGTTACCATTCCGGTATTGGACTAGGTAATCTAACATGGCCGATTCATTTAGAACGCCAGCGTGTTCAAGAGCTGCAAGATTCACGATCATATTAATGAAGGTACCTTCTTCCGAAGTGATTTTCAATCCTGACAACAACCCGATACGCTGAGGAGTAAATACCCAACCTCTTCCTTTATCGCTACCAACATGATCAGGCCAGATAAGCGGGATGTTATGGTGTAACAAATAACACAAAGACAACCAATAATCAGGATGAGGTCTGCCTTGGAGGTAGCCCTTTACGAAAGTCAAGAACATATTGATAGGCATGAAACGATCATAGTTACTATAATCCGCTTCAGCTAACAGTAATCCATGCTTACGGATATAAGCCATCCTCTTTTGCTTCGCTTCACCATCGTGATAAGCACCAGGTAGTAACTTACGGGCTACCTTCCACTCCAACTGTAAGGGAGACAACAGTAGATTGAGATAGTATGATGCCATCCAAGCAATCCGGTTAGTTGTGTTACCGCGTTCATCGTGATCAGTAACGAGACCGAACGAAGTTTGCTTAAATACATGTGCCCACTTGTAACCTGGTTGTTGACGGCGGATGGGTGCAATGGCAAAGGGCCACTGATCCATCCCCGTAGGAGCAGACCTAAGTTGAACAGCTCTTAACAACTTAGACAAGTTGTAGTTTTGCGTTCCCAATCCCTCGAATAACTGAAGTAAATTAAGTCTTGAGATAGGATTCAAGTCCTTGTCCACCACAGCCGCGTAGAGAGGCCATCCAACAGCTGAATCTAAAGGATCGCCCAGATCAG